TACAGAGAGTGGACGTTTGTCACAGGCGGGTGTCGCCGACGCGAGGTCTATAATCCACTTCGGTGTGCGATTCGAGAACTCGAAGAAGAAACACGCGGGCTCATAAACTTAAAAAGGGGGTCCTACTCCTATTTTAAGTTTACGACAAACACACCGGAACCACGGGACGTGGAAGATGGCGTCGAAGTCCTCAATCATTATCACGTCTATGTATTCAACTTGCCCATGACGTCAACCGAGCACCGTCACATTATCAAACGATTCATCGAAGAGAAGAAAAAGATGGAAGGGTCCGAGGTTCCTTTCCGCAAAAATTACGATGAAAATGACGAGTGTCGGTTTGAGACGCTCGAAAGTATCTCTAGGTGTCCGAACCTATGGCCCATGATACGTCAACACGTTCTAGAAAACCAAGAGTTTACTCAGGCGATTGAGACGACTCACTGGACCCCGTTCAATCTACGCGAGTAAACTCGTTTTTTAATTTCCTTCCAAAATTCAGATGACCCGCTCAAAGACCGAGTTGGCGATCATCCTTGTCAAGCTTCGAGGTGAGATTACAGACCAGAAGAAGATTGAGAAGGAGGCGGCAAAGCTAGCCAGTGAAATGTCCCTGATGAAATTGTGTTATGAAATTCAGAAGGTGGAGGAGGAGCGGGAAGCGTCAGCTTCCGCGACCCCGGAGGAGCAGACTGTGACCGAAGAGGCGCCCAAGACCGAGGAGCCCCGGGAGGAGTCTTTTCAGACTCCTCCCCCAGTCGAACTCACGAAAAAGGAAGAGGAGATTGTCGAGGAACTCAAGGCGCCCGAAAAGGCAACGCCGACTCAGAAACACAAACATATTTTGTCATGGCTTTTGGACTCTTCAAGTGAGGACGAAGCTTAGAGGCACAAGTGCCTCTAAGATGAAGAGATGTCGATAGAACGTTGGCGCGTACCACACGGGCCGGGAACCCATGTCCTCATGGACGGTGGGATTTTGTGCGTACCCTCGGAAGAGACCCAGGACTTCTACCGAGAGTACATTCAAGCGATCAATTTAGGATCAAAATTGTACGTCGTCGAACAGAAGACGGACAACTTCAAGTTTTTCGTAGACTTGGACTATAAAGCCCCTGAAAAGTTGGCCGATGAGGACCTTGTTCAATTTTGTTCTATAATTCACAAGGCTCTTGAGACTTCGAGTCCATGTCTCATTGCCCGGGCCAGACCTAGATCTATAGGTGAAGGTCTTGTCAAGTCGGGTGTTCACATTCATTGGCCAAACCTGACCGTGTCTCGGACTCAAGCCATGAATTTAAGAACAAAAATAGTGACGAGTTTAGCAGCCGACTTGCCCTTTGATTGGGACAAGGTGATAGACGCTTCAGTCTATGGTGGGTCCGGACTTCGGATGTTATGGTCACACAAGAAACCGACAGGAGACCCTTACGTGCCGTGGAGGTCTCTCGATGGGCGGGAGTTTTCAAAGACACCAGACGTGGAAACTTTAGCACTCTTTGCTATTCGGACCGAGGAGGACCCGACAACAGCAGGTGGACAGGTGGAGGCCCTTCGGGACACGGGACCTCTCGAAGACTTTGTCCAAAAGTACATGGAAGGTCAGAGTCAGTCCCAAGTCAAAAAGGTTCAAAGACACGAGCACAATGGCTGGTACGTACAGACGGACTCCAAATTTTGTGAAAGGATTCGAAAGGAACACAAGTCGAACCACGTATGGTTTCACATAGCTTCCAGGCGCATTTCTCAACGGTGCTTTGACGAAGACTGTGCCGAGTTCAAAGGGACCGAACATATTCTTCCTCCATCTATAGTAGAGCAACTCAACGATGTTGCTATTGTGGGTAGTCCTCCTTCTTGCTTTCTTATGGATATTTTTCCCGATGGGTCCAAAGAGTCGGTTCAAAAAGTACGAGCACATGGTTCACCCGTACTCGGGTCTCGACCCAGTAAACTGGCAACGGTTTCTGGACAATCTCCACACGTTCGAACAGTTGGCTTCGTCACGGGTCGATGATGCCTCAGAGGCTCTCTACGCCGCCACCGAAAACATCAGGGACCTAGGTCTTGGACTTCGTCGTGCAGATGACTCTGAGATTCGCGAAGCTCTTGCGGACATGGCTGAAAAGCTTGGGTACGAAGGTGAACTTATTTTGAATCAAAATGCAACTGAACAAGGACTTTACTTCTTCCCACGTTACTTAAACGAAACGCTCATGGATTATCCAGAATATGCCGACACGCGCGACCCGGGTCCAGTCAGGAGCCACGGGCAGTAGCCCCAGTCCCGCAGGGACTGTCCTTGCGGAGCCTTCAAACAACCTTGTGACCCTCGCCGAAGCTGCTGCCACCGTGGAGGGGGACAGTTCCTGCGGAACTGGAACGCGGACCCGCTCGGGCCGCGTTTCCAAGCCCCCTACACGCTACGAGCCCGTTGAGCAGGTCGAGGACGACTACGCTCCCGAGGACTATGACACGGAGGACCCAGATGAGTCTTCAGAGGACATTTCGACGGATGAAGACGAGGAGGACGATGAATCTGATGCAGATGAAGATGGAAATTTGGACGGATTTGTTGTACCAGATAAAAGTGAGAGTGATGTAAGTGACAGTGACGAAGAGGATGGAGAACCTACCGTTTCTGTCGCAAAACCCCGAGTCGTCGTCAAGAAGCGTCCAGCCACCACCCGAGCCTGAACCCCGCGTTCGAGCTTGGACTCCCCAACAGGACTTTGATGACGCTCCCCCGCCGAGACGTTTTGTTCCCGCGTTCGAAACACAGCGTCAACAGAACGTCTTTGATTCACTAAAAGATAATCATATTGCTCTTATTTTGATTGGTATTGTCATCGGCGTCCTCATCATGAATATGCGGCCCATCATCGTGAACCCTATGAAGTAAACGGATACAAAGGTGCGTTCTTTGCATAATCATCGTTACCAACAAAAGTTCCTATAGGACCTGTACGGTTCGCATACACATCCTCCTGTAGTATCCCCATAAAGGGATTTACACGAGTTTGATCGGCCGGTTCCATGTCGCGAAACACTGTGAATTGAGAACCTCCCGTCCCGTCATCTGTCGGAGGCGGCTTCGAAACTTCAGATGCTCGAATCCGGTAGATTGCTAGAAAAAGGAGGAGCGCAACGACAAGTACCATTGCAATGGGTATGACGTACCCATGCCTCAAAAGATAAAGGCTCGTAAAGAGAGTCATAGCTCCAGTAGTTGCCACGAGGACGGCTTGCCACGTGGGAAGTGCTGTGAAAATATCCATATCTTTCTTCTATTTATCAAGGTTTTTTACGCCGCCGTCTGGTCTGGAACCTCATCGTCACCGATCGGGGTCTGGGTCGCCGGGGCCTCTCTCGGAGTCTGTGACTCCTCGTCCCCCTCCTCGATGCTCTCAATCTGAACAGCGGGCTGGCGACGCTCCTCGATAATCTTGTTCACGCGCTCATCGGCCATAGCCACCAGCTCAGCCACCGTCTTGTCCGGGAACTCCTTGCGCAGCTCCTCGACAATCTCTGCAGGGTGAGGGATCGGAGGAACATCGGGCTTGGTGTAAAACTTGGAGTTCTCATCGGATGGGTCGATGTAAGGATACGGGCCAGGCTGGGGCTTGGCCATCATATCACGCTTGCGCTTCTCGAACATTGCAGCGGCCTGGCTCTGGTTCTCACGGTACTTGGTCATAATCTCCTCGAGCTTCTCGTTCTGGTAGTGCACGTCGCCAATCTGCTCACGGTCTGGAGGAATCAGAAGCCACTTGTACATATCCACGACGTAAATGTCCACGAGTGCATCCTCCTTCTGAAGACGCTTGGCGTGGGAGGAGGCCTCGTCACGGGTCGCGAAACACCCGCGAATCTTCATACCCAGCTTCTCATTCTTCTGAGGCAGATCTGGACCCACAAACGAAATGCACGCGAACAGCTGGCCAGGAACAGTCAAGTAGTCTTGCTCAAGAGTACCCATATAAAAGGAACAAGCGCTTATTTTTTAAGCTAAATGGCGCAAACAAGTGAGCACATGCGCAAAATGCACAATGATGCAAAACGCCAACTGATTCAGCGTTGGGTCCTTCCCGGTACAAAAGTGCTCGACTGCGGATGTGGCCGGGGCGGGGATTGGCACAAGTGGAAGGCGGCCAAGGTCCACGTGTTTGCCATCGACCCGGACGAAGAGTCGTTGAAAGAAGCAGAGCAAAGGGCCCATGATATCCAGTTCGGTGTGTGGTTCCTCGGAACTGGAACTATTATTCAAGCGGCTTTTGCTGGTCCATATGACCTCATCTGTTACAACTTTTCGCTCCAGTACATTTGCGAAGACCCTCCGTTATACAGAGCCTCTCTCAAGGCGATAGCCTGTTCTCTGAACCCGAACGGTCTGCTTATTGGCGTTGTACCTGAGAAAGCCAGGGCCGAGGCGCTCATGGACCAGTACGGACACTTCAAGGACCCTCTAGGCAACGAGTTTGCCCTACTCCAGGGTGGGCGGCGGCTCAACGTCCGTTTGGTCGATGGGCCGTTCTATGCAGACGGTGGCCGGGAGGAGCCTGTGTTAGACGCCACTGTGTTGGTCCAGGACCTTATGGTCCTCGGACTCGACCTGATCATGTGGGAACCTATGCTCCCAGAGCCCACCGGGCTCATCTCCGATTTGTATTCAAAATTTGTCTTTCGTAAGAGTAGGTAAGATGATCTGGCCGATCGTCGCAGGAATCTTGTTTATTGTTTTACTTTTGCTATTCTGGTACCATCAGGAACCTTTCATGTTGACGGAACTGAAACAAAGGTACTGGGCTACTCTGGCTATGCTTCGTCAGACTGGTGACCCCATGTGGAAAGGGGTCCTGAAGCCCTCGATCCTCACGGGAATGAGTGGGTGGGACAAGTCCAAGGGGCCTATAGGTTCAAACGTGAACAAAGGGTACGAAATTTACATCTGTCTGGATGGAGACGATGTAAACTCGGCTATGTATGTACTCATTCATGAGTTGGCACATATGTCTGTACCCGAGTACGATCACACGACGCATTTCTGGGATAATTTTGAAGCGCTCAAAAAGCTTTGTGTTCAGAATGGTCTATACAAGTTGGATGGGGAACGCAAGTATTGTGGAGACACGGTGAAAGATGGGGCCTAGGCCCGCTCAACAACGTACTTCTTGATAATGTAAAACACAATAGCCGCAACGAGGGCAGTCACCACCAAGCCCGTGAGCGAGACGTCACCGGACTCGCCCACAAACTTGGGAACCATTGTACGAAGCCGAGTCTGAACAGGCTTGGAGAAGGCGACCACGGACGCCACACCCGCAATCAGGGCCTGGAACTGCTCATCCGTAAGACCGAAAGGATTCTTGGAAGACCGGCCAGACTCCGTTGCCTCGCCCTCGCTCACCTGGTGCTTGCGGGACGCTGAAGGTGCCTGGGGGTGCTGAGGGGCGTATGGCGACCCACCGGCCACCTCGTTTTGCATAAGCTCCTCAATCGGAGTAGAAAAGTCGGCCATTTGAGATTCATCAATCTTTTTTTCCTGCTGATAATTCTTCAACAGCCCGGTCGGAACTGTTTTCGTGGCGGACTCGGGGTCACGGTTCAGGGCTTGGCGAGCAATCTCCTCATTGACCGGAACCTCTTCCCTTTCTGGAATCTCGTTAATGAGTCCACTTACGTTTGGATCGTATGTGAGCATCTGAATTTTATAAGGAAATTAACAAATGAGGTCAAGCGCGTTTGACTACATTCACAGACCCACCCCTACGCTTGACGGTTGGTTCAGGTTGGGCCGGTCTCTGAGCTGCCCTCGGATTATAGTGCCTCTGGTGATACTGCCAAAACGCTGGGGACCCGACTCGAAAGTTGCGTCGAATAGGCGCCTTGTACCAAAAGACACAGTCTGTGATGCGATTCGACTTGGATGTGTTGTCTAGGACCAGACACTCGTAATTCTCGGTACAAGCATCCATGACTTGTGAAAACTGGTCAAAGTTTGGGAACACGCCAAAGAACGCCTTGTACAGATTCTCGCGATTCTGACGGACATTGTCTCGGAGGGCAAAGACATAGTCCACGTTGGTTCGAATCATAGGGGTCATGTCCATACAGTACTGGGTCGTCATCATGAAGAATATCTTCCAGTGACGCCCATTCATAAAGAGTTGACGAATAGCCACGTCACGCATAAAGGCCCGGTCGTACATGCAATCGTCCATAAGGACAAAGACGGGGGCACACCGCCCGACGGCCAAAAGCTTCTTTTGGCGCTCGATGAGTTTCTCAAGGGCGTCCCGGTTATAGTCGCCGAACACAAAGAGGTCCGGAATAAACTGCTTGTAGTACCCGTTTCCTTCCTCCGTCCCTGACATGGCGATACCGGCCGGCAAGTGTTTCTTGTGCCACAGGATATCCGTGACGAGTGTTGACTTGCCCGTTCCACGCTTCCCTATAAAAACACAGACCTTGTCATCGCCCATCTTGGATGGGTCGAACTTTCGGAGAGCCAATGACATTCTCCTTCCTGCAATTTTGAAACAAAATAGGAAGTGGCCTGGGGCGCGCAACATAGACCGAAACAAATATTTTCAAGTACTAGAGGCGGGCTCATGTCAGCCGGATATATACAGCTCGCCGCCCTTGGGCAACAAGACGCATACCTGACCGGTGAGCCGCAAGTGACGTACTTTTCAGGAATGTACAAGAGGCACACGGCTTTTGTCCTCGAAGCGTACGACATCCCTTTTAACGATCAGTATTTGACATATGGTGGAACGAGTATTTGTCACATTCCACCGAAAGGAGATCTCATACGAGGACTTACATTGAAACTTATACTTCCGGCACTCTACAATCCTGGTGTAGATTGGACGTGGCCTCTGGCCCCAACTTCAGGAAACTTTCCTCAATTGTGGTTTGGCTTGACAAATGGAACTATAGTTTACGCATCGGGAAACTATAACGTGCCTTACTATTCTACAAACGGGTACTCAACATGGGCCTCTTCATTTTTTCCCACGTATGGTGGGTACAATTCAAACACAAACTACTTCAATTTCACTTACTCTTTTGGAGGTGTTGGTCTCTCGAATGTTATCGTTCCATCTACGTTTACCAACACGCCTACAAACGCAGGTTCAAGTGTCTTTTGGGGCCTCGATCCTCTGGGGTACTCGTACACAGACGCTTATGGAAACCTTGTTTATACAGCAACATCCAACACGGTAACTCCAGCACTCACACTCCAGCAAGCTGGCTGGGTCCAAACGACCGGCCAAGTCGTCAACACATTGACGGGGTTTTACATCGCTTTAATAAACTCTTACTCACTACCTTTTCCGTCCACGACGCCGATAACAGCTGTTCAATACCTAAATTTGAACAGGAGTAGTTCAAATAAACAACTATTCACAATTTATGATTCTACTGGTATTTTCCAGATATCTGCAGGAGGGACTATTATTTTCAATACAGTTGGATACTACATTGTACGGGCCGGCTTCAATTTGGACGTTGGTTCGGTTCTCTCACTGAGCTACTCGTTTTCTGGAGGTGACAATACATCAGGAACAATTCCTTCGGGCTTTGCTTATACACAAACCTTTACTGTGTCTCCAACTCCTTCGTCTCCGGCCATCATTCCAATACTCGTGACAAACCCCGGAGCCTACTATTCCTTTTACGTAGTAACAAACAGTGCAGGAAACTTTATAAATGGAACGTACATTTCAGGATCATGGGTCAATGACTGTTATCAACTTTCAAATAACATCTCTTTGACATCCTCAAACTCTCAATACGGGTCACGTGTTCGCTTGTATGGAAATACAGCTCCACTGAATGCAACCGTCACTCTTACTCCTACATCAAACTTGAACTTTAGCATAGATGGTCAGTACGTAGTTACAGGAGTCCTGAGCATTTCAAACGCGGTGACGAGTAACCTCACAGAAGTCTACGTCACAAACGTAACGGTCGGAAACACGACGAGCAAGTATACGTATGATATGTCCCAGCAAGGTCGTAACCCGACATATGCCTTTTCTATACCTGTTGTTGCAAGTAACACGTCAAACTACTTCATAAATGTGGCAACTCAAATTTCATCTTCAAATTTACTTGTAAATTCATTTTTCACTGTAACACAGACGGGTGTTACTCAAAGCACTGCCCCGGGAATCGTTGTGCCTTATAACGGTATCCTGCTCCAGTCAAACTCAACGACGCTTCAGACGCCCCTCAATTTGGCAAACAATTTCACATCGAATGGAAACTCAACAGCTTTCGTCACGGTGAACCCTTCCGGAAACCTCGTCTTTTCGAACGTCGGGTCTTACATGGTCACAGGCGTCTTTTACACGACTAATTTCGTTTCAAATATCATCATCACAAACAGTCGCTCGAGCTTTTTACAGTACTATAACCCAACCCTCGGGTACTCGACATCTCCACCGTACACTATATCCGTCCCTTTTCACATTTCAGATAACACAGCCTCGTACGGAATAACGGTTGTCACGTCACCACCCGGGGGGTTGGTCCAACCAGGTACTTTCATTTCAGTGTCTCCCCTTGCTTCCCCTATTACGTCTGGTAACTTTGGTGGGACCTTCGCCTACTATGATTCAGTTGGGACCCTTGCTATCGTGAATGCGGACCTTAAAGTTGGTGGACAGACCATCCAGAGCCTTTCCGGTGAATACATAGAGGTCTGGAACGAGCTGAACGTTCCTTATGAGAACCAGCCCGGCCTACAGCTTTTGACAGGAAAGTACGATACACAGACGAGCGTCCCACCACCTGGTCGTACGTACTACGTGAATCTTCCGTACTACTTTTACGGAAACCCCGAGCTTTCTTTGCCCATCGTGGCTCTCGGGCGCCAAGACGTGGAGGTCTGGGTCACTTTTAACAACTTTTCCAACTTGACATCCGTTGCCGTCACAAACCCAGCTCTTAACGCAACCATCATTACAGAGTATGTGTACCTATCAAACCCCGAAATTGACTGGTTTCAAAGTCATCAGTTGGACTATGTCATTACCCAGTGTCAATATGAGCAGTTTATTCTTCCCCAAAATTTTCAAACCTCTATTTTCAAACTAAAATTCAACAATCCCATCAAGGAGCTCTTCTTCATCATACAGCCCCAGACCAATATTGCTTACGACTATTCGGGAAATGGACTCGTGAGCCTGGGCATGTCATTCAACGGCGAGGATGTGTTCCTAACGAGTACGACAAATAACCTGTATCTCGGATCTCTTGAACCTTTTCTCAAGCACATCAACTTTTTCTCCAAGCCTCCTCCTCCTCAACAGCAGATTTTCGGTCGTCAGTTTTACATGTACTCCTTCTCGAGGACCCCCTTTGGGACCCTTTCCTCTGGTCAAATAAACTTTAGCCGTATTCAGCAAGTCCTTCTGGAAATGAATATCTTCAATTCGCAAGCAAATTATCCCGCAAAGAACTTCCGAGTTATCGCTATAAGTCAAAACATCCTCCGTGTTGAAAACGGAATTGCCGGTATTATGTTTCACTGAGACCGAGGCGGGCACGATAGTGCCCGGGCTTGTGATCCTCCTTTGTTCAAGAGCCTTTTACAAGGGCGCCCTTCGGGCGCAAATAAATCCTGCAGATTTATAAGTATGGCCGGTCGTGCCAGTTTGGTCTTTCTCGGCCAAGAAGACATTTCACTCAGTAGTGATCCCCAAGTCACCTATTTCATCGAAAAATACCAAGGTCAGACCCAGTTTTCGTCTCGTCTCGACCAGGTTGTGTTCGATGAAGCAGGCGTTACATTTGGTTCTGAAAATCATAGGATTATACCCAAGTCCGGAGACCTCATTACGAATATGCTCTTGTATATACAGTTCCCGGGTGCCCTGTCTGGTCAACAGACATTTTTTCCAACCGGCGTGAACGTCCTAGACTCTGTAGGAACACTCATGTTTCAATATGTCGAACTGTACATAGGATCTGAACTCATCGAGCGACTCTACGGAGAATACATTGAGATGTTGTATGATTTGACCATTCCCAAGGGAAAACAGCTGGCTCTTTCGTTCCTGGACGGTAAAAACTTGACGTACTCATCTGTCCCTCAGGGTGCATACACAATTCCTCTCGCCTTTTCTACCTTCGATAAGGGTCTTCCATTGTGCGCTTTCAAAGAGCCCGTAACTATACGTATCGTCTGGAACCCGACAACCTTTTTCACAAGCCCACCGACGCTCATCACAACACCCATTACTGCCCAACTGAACATAGAATATACGTACCTGTCCGAGCGTGAGATTGCTTACATTCAGGGGAAGAGAATCGACGGACAGATACCAAGTGCAACTCGTCTTCAACTGTTTGAACAGGTCCAGCGTAACGAGTTTTTCGCCCCGGCGGGTGTGAGCACTGTTCAGTGTAAGATTGAGTTTTACAACCCCGTAAAGGAGATGTTTTTTGTGCTTCAGCAAGATGCAGCCCGAGGGTACGACTATAGCAGTACAGGAGCCGCGGCGGCGGCCACTCAGACTATAGGTACGACTGATCTCTTGACTAACCTCGAACTCGACTTTAACGGGGTTTCACGTATAGACCTCACAGTGGGTACTCCTCAGTTTGTACGCATCATTCAGTCGCTCGAGTTTCACACACGAGTTCCAGACCGTCTGTTCTACATGTACTCGTTCAGTCTTGACCCCGAGGGCGACTCTCCAACAGGGTCCGTGAACTTGTCACGAATTAAGAACCAAAATTTATACTTGAACTTTACAAACAACTCTCAGAACATATACATTCGTGTATACGCCGTATCATACAACTTTTTGGAGACGGCGAACAACTCAGCCAAAGTGACCTTTTCCAACTTTTTTTAGTTAAAAGAGCTGCGCTCTTTCCTCGTATGATGCGTACAGGTGACGGTGAGATGGATACGTCCCAAATTGAGACTGCGGCCATGGACCTTTTCCTGCCTGTTATGGAGTCAGCAACGGTCCTTGCGGCCCACTACGCCAAAGCGTGTGGTCGAAACTGTATAATGGCTCAGGACATGAGTTACGGACTCATGTACGCAGCCAGGAACGTCACTGGGCGTCAGATCGGGTCTCTGTACCCGGAGATATACGAAGACTCTGACGAAGAGGACGAGGAATCAGACGCTGATTCCGACTCGGACTCCGATGAAGAGGAGGACCCCTGGGCCCGGTACGAGGGGTCTGATGACACAGCCCGCAAGATGAATGAGTGTGCGGACACGTGGGATCAGTGGGTCCCTACAAGTCCAGCTGAGCGCGCGCTGAAAAACGCAGTTGACAAAAACTCCTTTTTTGGTAGGGGTGAATGACCTATACATTTTTCACTACAAGTGACTCAGACGAAGAGGAGGAGGAGAAGTACTCAAGCTTTGTCGACCTCGAGGACTTTGAGGAAGAAGAACCTCAGGGGTTTGAAGGGTTGGAAAAAGGGTCCGAGCTCAACTCCTCCAGCCCGGACTCGGCAGGGCCCGTCCCTTGGGATCCGTCCGAAAGTTTTTTTGCTTACCTATAATAAAACATGGCAGGTGTTGTGTCTTCCGTCGCTCTCCAGCTCGAGGCTCAGTCCCTCAATATGATTGTCATGGGCTTCACGTTCGCGGCGGCCATCAGCTGGTTCCACGCCGTCCGGTCCATGGTCGAGAAGTTTATCAAGACAAACGGCAGTGCCAAGGGTGACGTGGTTGCGGCTATTGCCACCACGTTCCTGGCCATTGTCGTGTTTATGGTCGTCAAGGCGGTGGCTCGTAACGTCACCATCAAGAGCCCATCCGATGTTGTGTACGCCGTCACGCCTTAAGAGCCGACTCGTGGCCCCCCGGGCGCTATGAGTTCAGGACTCCGGGGCCAACTTTTGTAAGCTACAATAGCCCCAATCAAAACTAAAACTATGATCCACCAGTGAAAACGCCTCTTTGGCTCGGGTGGTGGAGGCGGTACCATTTGCATCGCCTCCACGATTCGTTTGATTTGAGTATCTTCAAGAGGGGGTGGGGGTGGGAGAATTCGTTCAGGTTCAGGGGTCAAGTGAAGACGGAGAATAAAGGAGTTGGTATTCCAGCCCTGAAAGTTCAGGAGATTCCCGTTTTTATCGACCCACCGAACCGTCAGGCGCTGAAGTGAGTTGATGGGTTCAGGATAATCGACCGATACCCGATAGTCCTTGTTTTCGTGGAAGTTCTTGATACAGGCTGAAGTTACATCCATTATGATGGGTGCAAAGGACCTGTTCGCATTTGATCCTGAAATTGTTCCAGACGTTCCCTGGAGCGCTCCAGTATCCACGTTAAATGGAGTCCGGAGTTCTTCAACGTCCAGATACACATACTCATTCAGGGAAAAGTCAACGAGAGTTGTGCTTCGAAAGACGTACTTTCCAGCATAAGATGGGTCGAGAGACGTTGCCAAGGAGGCCGTAAACAACTGTCCATAAGGCAAACCAATCATCGTTGCAAATTCCTGACTCGTTGCCATGAATGTGAATGCAGAGGCGTTGCTGAAGAGGTAACGCCCCTCAGACTGAATATAGTCCATAACTGGGGCGTTTCCCGATACGGCCGTGACTGCCTGAGCAAGAGCAAGTGCACTGTAAAACCCGCTGTTTAGACTCACGCTCGAGCCGTTGAACGTAAAAACGTTCGAACCATTGGTCAGATTATACATGGTGTTCGGTACACGGGCTGATACAAGGTCGACTCGTTCGATGTTCCGTATAGGCCGCGTCAGGTGAAGAGTGTACGAGTTCCCTGAAGGGTACAAGTTCGAGTCTCGACTGGTCGAATCTGCAAAAATAAGACGGGTCGATGCGTCAGGACCTGTGTAATTCATAATTAAAACCAATACCTTTTATTTGGGTAGATGTACACAACGTACCCAGGTTTATTAACACAGGACGAGTACTCTGAATGTTTTCAGATCCTTCAAGACAAGGAGGGATGGTCTCCCCGTGGAAGTTCCGTCGGGACTGGAAACTGTTTCATGTATAAAGACCTAGGGTCTTATGACGTGTTTTCAAGGCGCATATTCGACAAGATTGTATCCAAGACGGGCAAGACCCTCAAACTCAAGCGGGTCTATGCAAACGGCCAAGAGGTTGGAAAGGATGGTGATTGGCACATGGATGATAATCAGGAAGGGACCTGGACCTTTCTCTTGTACATGAATTCCTTTACTGAGGGTGGTGAGACTGAGTTTCGGTCAGGTGATGTCTTCATGCGTCAAACGGCCGTCATGAATACGGGTCTCATATTTGATTCCAGAATTCAACACAGGGGACTCGCCCCTTCCTCTGGGACCGAAACACGGATCACAGTCGCCTGGAAACTCTACGAGGTTCCTAAGTTTCAGTTCTTCGAGAGCCCTGTACCCTTTTGCATCATAAGCAACTACTACACGAGTGAAGAACTCCGACTCGTATGGGCCGAACTTGACTTTCTCGAGGGGAAGTTTCGAGAACCGAAAAAGACGGGGGCGGCTCTAGATGCAAACGGTATTCCACGCAAGAACAATAAGGGACTATTTTTGGATGAAATTTATACGGACCGACTCTTGAGTAACATACTGGTAGTCAATCGGAAGATTGGGCACGATTCCATCAAGAAGAACCTCGAAGGCAAAAGTTGGTTCTATAAGTACCTAACAAACCCGAGCGATCGTCTCATAGACAAGACGCTCGTGAGTTACTACGATGACGGGGCGTACTATAAGCCTCACGTCGATGCGGCCGTCATAACGTGTATTTCGTACCACTGGAAAGAACCCAAAGAGTTTACAGGAGGTGATCTGTACTTTGGGGACTTTTGCGTTCCTATTGAGAATAACTGTATGCTCATCTTTCCTTCATGTACCGAACACGAGGTGAAGCTCGTTTCAGGTCAGGGCCGGTACGCCATCACTCAGTTCCTCAACTTTTCTTGAGCCTCGAGGACTTCAACACGTACGGTGAGTTCCTTGATGGCCTCAACAAGCAGGGGGACAACCTTTTCGTACTGAACAGTCATATAGTTGTTTCCAGTCTTGTATTGTAGTTCAAAGGGGGCCTGTTTCACAACCTGGGGCAGGACCTTCTGAACCTCTTGAGCACTGAGACCCACGTACTCGTCATCACCGGTAAAACCAAACTTCTTTGCGAGATCATTAAACTTGTAAACGAAACCGTTGAGCGTATTGACCTTCCCAAGAGCCTGTTGAATATTCGTAATCTTGTTCTTGAGACGGTCGTCCGAGTAAAAAGCAACCACGTCACCACCTGCACACAAAATAGCCCCGTTATAGTTGACGAAGTTTCCTTGATTTGTAAGACTTTGACCGTACCCCTGGTAAATTGAAATCTTTCCGTTCACTTGTTGTTGGGTTCCACCGAGCGTCTGTTGAGTCCCATACAAAGCACCCTGAGTTTGCTGAATAGCTCCTACCGCTTGACCAAGGTATTGCTGCGTTCCGACAAGCTGTTGTTGAGTTCCTCCGAGTACTCCGTTTGTTTGATTCAGTGCTTGCTGTGTCGCCCCAAGTGTCTGTTGAGTTCCCGTAATCTGTCCTTGCATGATTCCTATTTGCTGCGTATGCCCCCCAACAGTTCCCTGGGTCTGCTGAAGGGTCGTCTGGGTCGCGCCAAGCGTCTGTTGAGTCGTTACGAGTGTTGATTGGGTCGCACCGAGCGTCTGTTGGGTTCCGACGAGCTGCTGCTGAGTCGTTCCGAGTGTTCCCTGCGTCTGCTGAACGGTTGTTTGGGTCGCACCGATTGTCTGTTGAATTGAGTACGCGAGTGCAGTGCTTGCAGCGATCGTCGCCGACCCCGTAAGTTGAACAGCCTGTGAGATACCCGTTCCCTGAATGTTCTGTGTGCTTAGAGCCTGGGCGAAAGTCGCAGACCCGCCTTGAAGTGCCGACGTGGCGCCATACACAATCGCACCCGAAAACTGAGCCTGTGAGCCTCCCAGCGTTCCCGTGACTTGGGCCGTCTGCGCAAAAGAGGCTGACCCTCCCTGAAGCGCCGAGGCGGCACCGTACGTTAGACCCGTTTGGGCCGTCAGTGATCCCGCTGTAAGCGCACTACCGACCTGAACTGTCTGAGCAATTACGGCCGCGCCGCCTTGGAGAATAGAAGTGGTACCGTACCCTATGGCACCCGAAAACTGAGCCTGAGACCCTCCGAGTGTACCACCCACCTGAGCCGTCTGGGCGAACGCGGCCGACCCACCTTGGAGTGCAGAGGTGGACCCGTACGTTACACCAGCTTGGGCCGCCAGTGATGAAGCCGTGAGCGCTCCGGATTGCACGGTCTGAGCAAAGGTGGCTGACCCTCCCTGAAGCGCTGAAGTGGAACCGTAGATTATACCCGCCTGTGAGGCAATTGAACCACCCTGAACAGTTTGGGCAAACACGGCGGACCCTCCCTGAAGCGCTGAAGTGGCGCCGTACCCTATGGCACCCGAAAACTGAGCCTGGGACCCTCCGAGCGTTCCCTGGACCTGGGCCGTCTGGGCAAACACGGCCGATCCACCTTGAAGCGCTGAAGTGGTTCCGTAAGTTACGCCAGTTTGAGCCGCAAGGGACCCCGCCCCAAGACCGCTCGTCACCTGAACAGAGCCTGCAAAGATCGAGGCACCCGTACCCTGTGTTTGAACGTTTCCAGTGTTGATGACATCACCATAATTCGTGATGGTGGGCATTCCTGATATAGATTTACATTAAAGTTCTGTACCCAACGCGCTAGAAGGAGTTATTAATACTCGCTTCGAGTACCAATGGACACGGACGATACTGTCTTTTTGTTCGAGGACTTTCTCGGAGCGTCCGAGTGTCAACCGTACATAGACAGAATACGAAACCACTGGGACAAACACAAGAGTCACAGTGACAGTACGACCAACTGGCTGAAACGCACGATAGATATTACGGACGATCCCATGGTCCAAAGGGTCACTTCATTTCTGAAACAAAAATTCTCGTGTCGTCTCGAGTGTAGTCAGGCTCAGATTCAAATTTGGCCTCAAAATTACGATACGGGACTTCACAAACACATTGATAACGGCCGTGAGAATACGGACTTTAACAGTCTCATTTACTTGAACGACACCTTCGAGGGTGGTGAATTTTATACCGAAAAGGGTGTGACTTATAAACCAAAGACCGGGGCTCTCACCTTCTTCAACGGGTCTACAGTTATGCACGGGGTCAAGAAGGTTCTTGGGTGTGACCGATACACGCTCATCCTCTGGTGGAAACGACCGACCATATTCTACGAAAAGGTCTTTGTCCTCGATGACTTTTTGGACGCTCAGACGTGTGCCGGATACATAGAAAAGTACAAGGACAAACAGATGGCGGGTCCGTTGCAAATAGAAGAAAAAGAACTCGGAGAAAAGGTCAAACGCGCTTTGCTTGAGAACTTCGGAGCGGTGGTCGGTATTCAATCTTTACTGTTCACAAGGATTTCTACAACACATGATGATTCCGAACTACACATCCATAACTGGGAGCCAAAAAGGTGCGGGTGTCACTCGATGGTCTATAACGCCGTCATATACCTGAACGATGATTTTGAAAACGGTGAGTTTTACACAAAAGAGGGCGTCCTTATTCGCCCGAAGGTAGGGCGTATGATCTTTTTCAACGTGTCTATTTGGCACGGAATAAAGAAGGTTCTGAACAGTGACAGGTACTCTATCAGAATTACGTGTTCGGACCCCGTGAACTTTACGTGACGCGTCTCGACCTCAACGGACTTTTTCTGTGTTACAATTAATGGCTCATCTGGATATGACAAATGGGACGTTGACCGTAAACGGTCAGACGGCCAATGTCTTTTGTGATACGACGTGCAAGTTGTGTGGCCAGATTTCTTATTTGGAACTCTTCAACACGAGCACAAACGTAACACCAAAGGATGATTGGTTTCCAGCAAGTTGTAAAGTTTTCAAGGGATCTATAGTAACACTGAAGTTTCCTTATTTGTACATTACAGGGGGGCCCTTTCCTCAGCTTACGGCTGTGGGCGTCGGTCATGAAAGGTTCGCTGTATACTCGAACACTGCAAGTAATTCTGTTGTTCTTTTTAGCGGTACAAACTTGTCCGGTAACAACTCTTTATACATAGAAAACACAAAAGGTGGGTTGTTAATTAAAAAGTTTCCTAGTCATTGATATACATGGCCCACCTTGATATGGTAACGGGAGCCATGACGGTCAACGGCCGAACGTCTTTTCCTCACGTGACGGACACCTGTGTCGCATGTGGGACTCTGTCCTACCGGGAACTCTTCCAGACGAGCAATGGAGTTACTCCTCGAGACGATTGGTTTCCGGTTTCTAGTAGAGGTTCTGTTCTCGGTACTATAGTGTCTTTTCCAAGAACCCTTGTTCCAATGGGTCCTTTTCCGTCTATTGATCTTTTGAACATTCGATCAAACATATTTCTAATTTACTCGAACTCCGTCAGTAACTCATTCGTCATAAACCCTCCGGACAATACGATAACATTCACGCAAACTTTGAACGGTCTTGTTATTGACCAACTTTCTCCCACGTCCACCCAGTAACCAAGTACTTGTTCTCAGTAGGGAAGCCACAGTGAACGTACGGCCACGTTCCTGGAAAGATGACGAGTTTGCCCATCTCGGGTTTCTCCGTCTTGTAGTAGAACCCTGTACCCCCTTCTATGGGTACATCGTTCAGGTACCATATAAATGTCGTCGTTCGAACGTATCCATTGAGAAAATTGGAATCCTCGTGCCACGTGTATGATCCCATTTTCTGAATCTGGAACCCTGTGTTGTTGATGGACTTTGAGAGGTCATACCCTAGAAACTTGCTTTTCAGAAACTCGTCGTACTTTTGGTAGGCATCATAGAGCCTTTCTTGGAGCTGAAGCACAATGTCCGCCCATCGCTCATGGGGCATGATGCCCAGATCGATTGATATCTTCACGTGAGGCTGAAAACGCCCACCCGCCTGACCAGGGAACTTATCCGGATCTTCTTCAAATCTCCGGATAATTTCATTACACAAATCCTCACTTAGGTGATTTGGAACCGAAAACACGAGGTCCATTTTACCTTTGCAAAGGGTTTTATTATTAGCATTTTGGCAGCGGTCTGTAGAAGAAGCCTGTAAGCATGTACCGGTTCTCACAGTTTATGTGACTATAGACATCGTGCCACGTCGCTGGAAAAATGACGAGCTTCCCCGTCTTGGCCTTGACCTTTTTATGAATGAAATCAGTTTCACCCTCATCACTCAGGTACACGAAAAAGGCTATGAATCGTTCGAGCTCATTCTCGACAAAGTAAGGACACTCCCATATACCTCCCTGGGTATTCAGCTTGCGCACAAACACAGACTCATCGTTTATTATGTTGTAATTGAACTGCTGCTCTGGCCATTTTGACAACCAGTGCCTCTTGAAAATGTCAATAAAGTCTGGCAACTTTTGCTTGAGCTCTTTCATAACGTCGTCCCATTCTAGAAACCGAGACACGTGTATGAAGCTTTCACTTGGAAACGTCTTGACTCGGGGCTCGGAATTAAACTGGTCTACAATCTGTCTGCAAAACTCTGGTGACAAAGCGTGTGAATACTCAAACACTAGGTCCATCTTCTACAGTTGTGACATTTTCTTTTGTAGGTAAAATATACACACCTGAACCTGACATTGTTATGGGGTACTCGAAGGTTGCTGGGCACGCCAGCACGTCCCCCTGTTTAATAGCCAGGTTGTACCGTCCTATACTCACGTTTCCATTTCGCAGGCAAAATATGAAATTGTAACTCAAAACGGTATTCTTAACTTGTATAGAGGGACAACTTGTTCGAAAAATTTCAAAGTTTACACTTGGAGTGACAACTTCTGGGTGGATCATACACCCCGATTTCTGTAAGTGATTCTCGTACAACATATAGACCCTCCTGAATACGTCTTGGAGACCTTGGTCATTTATAATAGTCGTTTTCTCCAAATCTCCTAGACCTGACAGAAGTCTATGAATGAGATCACTCGGTATTTGGTTATCAAAATTTAAAAAAACTGAGTTATTATAGACCCGAGCCCTGAGTTGTTGAAGAAGGTACGAGGGGTACGGGTTGAACGTATACAAGTTTGGCTGTTCGGAAGGCGCGAAGAGAATCACTCGCTTTTTCCCAATCACTTGACAGAGCCAGTTATCCTGACCGTCGTGATGCATCAGAGTTGTGCATGGTCCCCTGTTGAACCATACATTCATACTCAGCGATTCATCGAAGGTCTCATCTATTTTTAGATCAGAATTCTCAAGCTTGTTTTGAGCTATGTAGTACTGAGGGTTATTGAGTTCAAGAAAGTCATCAAACGACATGTTCTCAAATTTGATCTTCATATCTGGAAAATGGTGCTGAATAGTCGTCGATGGGAAGATTCCGTTGTAAGACCGGAGACACCTGATGGCCTTCTTTCTCAACTCTCTTAAGACATCTTCGGTCGTGATGGCGTGTCGTTTTACCCTCGGAAGGCTTTCATTGGCCCTCGAGTTGAACCAAAAGTTCACGGCTATATTCATACCAGCGTTGGGATCCAGCTCTCTAGAATCTACAAAGTGGAACCAACCGGCCGGTATAAACAGCCTCTCTCCCGGGTTCAGGAGGTACTCGTACTTGCGTGCTTTGTAGTACAGAGGGAACTCCTTTGGGTCCGGATCAAGACAAGGAACTCTCGAGTACCGCGCATCGTCAAAAAAGTTCTCGATGTTCATAGTATTTTTTAATCTTTTTAATAGAGTAGAATGTCGCAGTTGCGGTCTATAGCCATTCAACAGACAGTTCAGATCGGGGCTATAGGAAGGACCCTGTCTGGAGCACCCGCGGGAACGAATATTCAACTCGGGAACATGACAAACAATAGTGCACAACCAACCGCATTTTATAAAGACCCTCTTGGAAACACTGGTGCAGCAGGAACTGCTGGTGCAAACGTCCAATCGAACAATCTTCGAAATAGAACGCTTGGGTACCTTACAGGGACAGGCGCTTTGTCTTCGACTCAGTTTCAGACTGTACTAAGCACGGCCCAGCAGCAGGGGTATTTCTCTCTATGGAACAGGGCGCAGTCAACAGGCGCTCTGACCATAGCAACTGGGTCTGCAAATACAGTCAACCCAAATCCTCCGGCGAATTCAGGTACAAATCCAGTCGTTCCGGCCAGTGGAGGAAACCCAAACTTCAACCCTTACATTCCAGCATCTGGAGGGAACAATTCTGGAACAAATCCAGTAAATCCAGCACCTGGAGGGACACCAAACTTCAATCCTACAAATCCTGCATCCGGGGGGACAAACTCTGGAACGAATCCATACATTCCAGCACCGGGAGGGACACCAAATTTCAATCCTTACAATCCAGCAAGTGGAGGGAATCCAAATTTTGTGTACGTTCCGGCACCCGGAGGAACTCCAAATTTCGCGTATGTTCCGGCTAGCGGAGGAACCCCCAACTTTGCGTACGTTCCGGCCAGCGGAGGAAACCCAAACTTTGTATACGTTGGTCCAACTGAAGGAAACTGCAATCAGTACTGTGGTCCGTGTAGTTGCTACAACTGTAATTCATGTAATTATTGCGTGAGTTATAACCCACCAAATCCGGCTTACAACTATAATTCAGGTACAAACCCTTACTACCCGGCTTACAACTATAATTCAGGTGTGAATCCGTACTACCCAGCCTACTCTTACAATTCTGGTACAAACCCTGTTGTTCCAGCATATACATACAATTCAGGAACAAACCCTTATATCCCCGTACCAGGTCACACAAATTCAGGTACAAATCCAGTCGTCCCAGCCTCCGGAGGAAACCCAAACTTCAACCCTTACATTCCAGCACCTGGACACACAAACTCTGGTACAAACCCTGTCGTTCCAGCACCTGGAGGGACGCCAAACTTCAACCCTTATATTCCAGCATCTGGTGGAACAAACTCTGGTACAAACCCATACATTCCAGCGCCCGGAGGGACTCCAAACTTTACACCGACTGCTCCGAACACGGCGACAAACAACCAGGGGCCCGCGTCTCCCCTCGTATATAGCAGCGGGTACATTCTCTCTCAGCAATCATCTGCACAACAGATAGTCGTCGTGACAGCTGGATTAACCCCTGCACAGGGAGCAAATCCGGCCGGAGCCATTCACGCTATTCAACAATCTGGAACAATAGCATCTATTCAAGTCCAACAGGGAACGCTCCAATTCACTTAAAAGACGAGTTTCCATCCTCTTTCTATAAATATTTGAGCTCTTCGATTATTTTTATGAATATTTTCATTTGTTGTTGTTCTTGCCTTGAGGTGTTTGAACTTCTTCTGTCTCGTCAAGTTCAAGAGCTCTATGAATGTGAAACCTTGGGGCAAGTACTGAATACCAAGAACATCCTTCGACATGTAAAACAGTGCATGTGTGAAATCGACGGATGACTTTTCAGATTTCCAATCATCAAGAGTGTCATAATACATGACATCGACCTTTACGTCATTCACTAATATGAGCTCCGCCCTTTTACAAAAGGGTACGTTTCCTGTATGGAGTACAAAGTCTTCTTCCCTGACGATCTTTACACTTTCAAATTTGTCCTCCAAGTAACGTAAAAATTCATGTCTTCTACTTGTTTCACATATAACGTCTATATCATTGAATCTCATGACATCCCTGATATAAACGTCTCTTACGAAGCCGGATATGATCCATGCTCCAAATTCTAGGATAGCCTCTGCGACATCCATATGTATTTATTATACCCTGTCATCTTTAATGGAGTTTCAGGTGTACACGAGCCCAGTCGTGTTTGTCATCATACGTAACTTTTGTAACCAAGAAGAGCTGGACATGATCAGGCCTGAGCTTCTTAATTTGTTACCAAAATTGAAAGGTCCAGAGGAAACGGGAACGGCCCGGACCATACTTGGTAACGTGAAAAAGCACAATAAAGGTCTCTTTCTCGATCCCAATAGCCCCCTCCCTATCATTACTCGCAAGTACAGAGACATTGTGATCGTGTCTGAACTTGAAAAGCGTCACTGGCTCTTTGGGTTTTTACGAAACGCAAACAGTGAAACGACCCTGGCGAGTTACTATGAAAACTCGGGACACTACAAGGCTCACACGGACGAGTCTGTGTTTACGGCCATCTACTATACATGGGACGAGCCCAAAGCCTTCGAGGGTGGTGACTTGTACTTTGGAACATATAAGGTTCCCATAACAAACAATTGCCTCCTCATTTTTCCTTCGTGGACGACACACGAGGTCACGCCTCTCACGGGGTCCGGTCGATGGGCCATAAGTCAGTTCCTGTCCCAAGTTCCAGTGAGCACTTCACGTGATTTCATGAGGTTCACAAACGTCCTGTCCGTCCTCGAGTTTAACGTTATCAAAAAGGCTATTGACGCGGGTACTTGGACAACACGGGGAAAGTCCGAAGACTCGAACCCTATATCATTCATGTACATGGACCTTTCAAAGAACGAGATGTTTGGGACCAAGTTTCTGTCCGTCATAGAACGGCTCACGGGGCTCTCATTCACTCTCGACCGTGTGTATGCTAACGGGCAGTACTATGGTATGGACGGGTCGTGGCACCAAGATAATCCCGACGAGAATGCGTACACTTTCCTCTTGTACATGAATGAGGTTCTGGACCTTGACACGTGGGGTGGGTGTACAGAGTTTCAGAACGAGGATGGGACGATTCAGTCCGTACCTCCTGAAACAAACAGTGCCATATTTTTCAAGTCAAATAGACTTCACCGAGGGAAAGCTCCTACCCGGTTCTGTACGGACATGCGAATAACTGTTGCGTGGAAACTACGAGTCAAAAATGTTTAAAGAACGTAGTATGAGGTACATAAGCACATCACGTGATGGTATCTACGTGGATTTTACCAAACGAATATATGACGGTCGATTTTATGGACTGACCCACCTTGGGCGCGATTGGTACGTTGCAGGGACTCCCTTGTCAGGAGAACTTCACAAGCCCCTGTTTGAAGGCTACGTACTCAAGTTTCAGATTAATGAAAATGGTCAAATGATAGACCCCCAAGTTTTTGTAACAGGAGTTGATAATGGGGTCCATCAGATGATTATCTGGAAAAACAGTCTGTACATTCTCGAGACGGCACTTCAACGTATTTTGCGTGTACCGCTTAACGATCCCACAAAAAAGGAGTACATTTACCCACTCGATAGAGCGATTAGCGCGTGGTACAAGAAAAACGGATACGAAGGGTCCTTTGAAAAGTACGAGCACATGAATTCAATAACCGTATTCGACAACAAGTTTTACATTATGTGCCCATTTCTCAAGAACTTTATACTTGACGGCACTCCAAGTCAAGATGGGAACACAAAGTCTCTCATAAAGGTCTTTGACCAAGACTGGAAACTCGTCGAGACGATAGAAACAGGGAGGTACTATTGCCACGATCTCGTCGTCGTGGACCGGGATATACTGTTCTGTGATGCCACAAACGTTATTTGCAAGTACAACACGATAACAAAGATTGTCGACGAAGTATACAGGTTAGACGACCCAACAGAGGTCAAGCACAGAATTGTGTGTAGAGGTCTCTCGATAACAAAGGGAGGCGAGATCTTTGTTGGTTCTTCAAGTATTGACAGGGTGTACGCGCCATACATCATTAATGTGAATGACAAGAGCAAAATTAGTTGTGACATGGCTGTGTGCTGCATAAAAGCGGTGGACGGGTCGGACTATAACGATGAGACGTGTCGGGCCCAAGAGCGAGACTACTCGGTACTTCAACTTAATTTTAAACCAAAAAGCAACAAGTTCCTTATGAATGTTCAACAGTATGGCCCGTTAGACTTGCGAGTCCTTGATAAATTGGTCGAAAGTGCAAAGCAGCTCCCTCTTCACTTTGGAGGCGTTGGCGAGTCCACGGAAGGAGCACCCCCTAAAGTACGCAAGTCGCGTGTGACCTTTCTTAAGCGCTCGGACTTTGGGTACATATATGACATGTTGTTCAGGATCATCGAGTCATGTAATAACGATGTGTACAATTTCGCTTTGACTGGTCTCAGTGAGGACATACAGTTTACAGAGTACGACGCAAGTTACGAGGGGCACTATGCATGGCACACTGATACGGGGGTGGAAGCATCGACCAGAAAACTGAGTGTCGTTGTTCAGCTTTCGGATCCAAGTGAGTATGAAGGAGGTGAATTTCAGTATAAAATTGGAAATGAGGACAGCACGGTACCCAAAGAAAAGGGGTCGGTCATAGTGTTCCCAAGTTTCTTGCTTCACAGGGTCACACCAGTCACAAAAGGAACGCGGAGAAGTCTTGCTCTATGGGTAACGGGTCCTTCTTTTGTTTAGAAGAGCAACTCGAACAATTTTCAGGAGTTTCACCTTCACATCCGTCTATCCAGATTTTGTAGGCTGTCTCGTGATCCATCTCCGGTTTCTCGAGTTTTTTGTTCACCATATTGTGAATATCGACCGACCAGTAAAATATGTCTCTTGAATCGGTCGTTTCGGGTACAGGGGTTTCCTCGATGAGTCTTATAAAGTCTTTTCGACAATGCCCACATGGGATTATGTGTTTGAATGCATGAATGAAACTTGTAAGGTTTGCTACATGTTTCGTTCCTAGACACGAAATGTGAAAGACGGCCCAAAAGTAAGGACCGAAACTCTTTGGACAGATACCCATTGTTCTAATCTATCTTTTCCTCTGCATTTTTATCTCGAGTGAAAAACATAACAAGGGCCCACCTGTCTGTGAGCGTTTTCCTTGACGAGTGCAAATTCTCTGTGCCCGAACTGAAGAACAAAAGCTTCCCTGGTTCGACTTTGTGAACAATCTCTTCTTCATGTGTATCGTTGTTATGAAAGGCAAACTCACCACCTTCACATGAATTTAAGTACAAAATTGCAGAGTAGTGTCTCGTAGGAGGATTATTCGTCTTTGTGATGACTGCTTCACGGGTCTTGCTATTGTATACCCTGTTGTCCGCATGCATGGGATGGGACGTCCCTGGGGGGCGATGGGCAATGTTTGAGTACTCTATATAGATTTCTTCCGATATATACTTTTTTATGATTGAGAGGACCCTTTGTCGGACGAGCTTGAGTTCCTCTTTTATTTCTGGAGGAGCTCCCCGAAATGAATTCGAGAGGCGAATTGTGTCTTCCGTTGTCTTTTTGGTCAAGTCCAAGTTCCAATCATAAAAAGTTATTGAATTTGCAAATGAAATTATACGTTCACAATCCTCGAGTGAAAGGACCTGTGATGCTTCCCCCCGAAGTCTCATCTGACTCTTAAAGAGAATATTTTAACACTTTATAGACATGAAACGAATGATGCGGTGAAGTTGGGTCGTCGTGTTGGGTGTCGTAATCTGGGTCGAGTTTGGCACAGTCTGAAGAATCTTGTCAAATGCTGGGTTGTTCGAGAAATTCTCAACAAGGATAATCGTACCCCCTGGCTTCATGCGAGTGATGAGGGTGTTCACATCCAGGGTTATATAGTCTATACCCAAGTGATTCATAGAAATGAAAGCCAGGTCCACGGACGCTGGGTCGTGAATACCCAAAGTATACTGGACCATACCGCGTATAGGGATAACTTTACGCTGAATACCCTGCTTCTTTACGGACGCGTAAAAGTCCCAGAATGTTGCCACGGCCTCGTCCATAGGGTACCCGTCTGCTTCCCACCCGCTCGCCGTCCAGTGATTGTGAGAGTAAATCATTGCTCCGTTTGAAAACAGACTGGCCAGGTAAGACATCGAAGACTCCATGGACCCGCAATCAAGAAACACAGAGTCTGGTGTGAGATTCGACAGGAGTGGGATCATGGTCTCCACAACGTCCTGACGCCAAAAGCATGGGAAGCCGTTAATAGTCGTTTTGGGTATAGTGCCCACATAAGTATCAACTGTGTAACAGATGTTCGCCTGCATTTACTGTTACTCGAGATTTAAATATTTCTCGAGTTTCTGAACGCGGTCCTCGAGGGCTTCACGGGCCTTGCGTTCCTCCTTGAGCGCCTCGATCAGGAGAGGCACGAGCTTGTCGTAGTGTACAGTTAAATAGTTTTGTCCTGACTTTGATTTGCCATTTTCCGTGTCAAAAGGTGCGGGACTCACCGCCTCTGGAAGAACTCTCTGGACTTCCTGCGCGCTGACACCAACCTTTTGACGCTCGTCTATATACCCAAGAGACTTAGCGAGGTCGTTTGTGATAAATGTAAACCCCGAAAGATTTGACACCTTGTCTAGAGCATTTTCTAGAGTTCCAGTTCTTATCTTGAGACGCTCGTCGGAAAAGTAGGCGACCAAGTCGCCCGTCGCCTGTACGTAACCCGTAACGCTTACACCCGAACCAGATGTAAAAGTGAATCCCGAATTAAAATTAGGAACACCCGTTCCTTGGCCATACAGGACGTATCCGGACGTGAACGTCGTACTCAAAGATCCTGCGGAGCCACCGACAGAAAGACTTGCAGCCGAACCTGTGAGTGATGTCCCTGGGCCTGAAAACGATCCAGAAGCCGTGATGGTTCCTCCATAAATGCTTGTTGTTGTGAGAGCGTTAGATGCGTATATGTTACCCGTCACGCCAATGACCGCTCCACCTGTTACGGGTGCGAACCCTCCTGCACCCAAAAGGCTCGTGGATGTTGCACTCGTGAAAAAGGCGCTCGGGGTTGTTATCGCGTTCGAGGCGTAGATGTTTCCCGTCACGCCAATGACAGCACCTCCCGTGACGGGTGCGAACCCTCCAGCTCCCAAGAGGCTCGAGGCGATCAGAGTTGGCGCTGTGACGGCATTCGATGCATATATGTTCCCCGTAACACCAAGGACCGCACCTCCCGTGACGGGTACAAACCCTCCTGCACCCAAAAGGCTCGTGGATGTTGCGCTTGTGAAAAAAGCGCTTGGGGTTGTTATGGCGTTCGAGGCGTAGATATTACCTGTCACGCCAATGACGGCACCTCCCGTCACGGGCGTGAACCCTCCGGCTCCAACGAGGCTTGAGGCTACGGTCGTGTGAAAAGCGCTTGGGGTTGTTATGGCGTTCGAGGCGTATATGTTACCCGTCACGCCAAGGACGGGTCCTCCTGTGACGGACGTGAACCCTCCGACGCCCAAGAGGCTCGAGACTGCCGCATTCGTAAGAAAAGCATTTGCAGATACAAGAGCGTTTGACGCATAGATGTTTCCAGTCACCTGAATATTGGACCCGGGCGCAGTTGTTGTCCCGACTCCGATATTCCCTAGCCCGACCAAATTTCGATAAAATTGGGTCGATGATGACATCCTCTACTAAAGCGAAACATTTGTTTCAGATTGGTCTGATAATAACATACGATCCTGTATATGCGAGGGTAGTCACGTTTGTATAGGCTGTCTGTCGGATGTTGTCCGTTTGATTATTTGTCTCGATATCCAGGTAATAATACTGGGACGTGTTTGTGACGTTGACTGGTATGGTCACGGGCCAGGGGTTCACATCTCCAAAGGGGAACCGGTAGCAGTATTGCCAAACGTTTGTGATGTTCGAGTGAAGGTCGACCGTGTTTCCGGTGTTACTGGACAGGGCGATGGTTTTGATACCCGAGTCGGCCGAGATGACAGTCGTGATCATGTAAGGTCCGGGCTGATTGAACCTGATACCCCCGTTGGCTGTCGGGGATGTTACGAGCGCACTGGTTCCGTACGAGTTCCACTGACCTCCAGGAACAGAGTAAGGCGCCACAAACAGGGTGTACAAGTTTGATGTAATTGTTCCGGCTATGTTTCCGGACCAGCTTGCACCGCTCGTCAGGGTATATGTCGAGTACAGGTTCAGGAAAAGACCCGAGGACGCAGGAATGAAGTTTGTCGTCTGAATATTCGTGATGTTTGCCGTTGTTATGTTCGAAGTTCCTGATGCAATGACGCCTCCCGTAAGGTAGGCGCTTCCCGTTGAAAGGGCATTCGATGCATAGATGTTTCCAGAGACTGTGAGGTTCGAACCAGCTGTCGATGTTCCTATACCGACCGGATTTATGTAGTAAATTGTAGACCCCGTCTGTCCGGTCCACTGAGACCCGACAAAGCCAACGATATTTGTCGTGTAAATATTTGCTATGTTTGCGACGTACAAGTTGGATGTTCCTTGGACGTTGAGTGATGCCGTGAGGTAGGCGCTCCCCGTTGAAAGGGCGTTCGAGGCATATACGTTTCCAACCACATGGAGGTTCGAACCCGGGCTCACCGTCCCGAGACCTACACGCAAATTTGGATCAAAATAGGCAGTCGAAGTTGTTCCGAGACCTCCAGTGTAAAAAGTAAGAGCGTCATTTACTCCGACGGACAAACGTCCGTTCCCGACCGTACCCTGTACATAGTCCATGACGATGCCATCAGGGAACACTCCACCAAAAGTACCCGTTGATAAAAACCCGTTGGCGGCCGTAGATGTGTTCGAGACGTACACATTGCCGTTGACCGTGACACCCGTCACGACGAGACTCGTGCCAAAGGCCGTCACGTTTTGAGTCACAATGTTCGATATATTCGCCGTCCCCTGAAGGTTCAAACTTCCCGTCAGGTACACGTTTGTGGTTGTGAGGCTGTTTCCAACCGCCAGGTTCGATAGGACACCGACCGAAGTGATGTTCGGTTGGGCGGCAACAGTAACACTCTGAGCCGTTCCAACAGTCGAAACGTTCGAACCTGTTATGTTCGAAAGACCTGACGCATTTCCCAGGTATAGACCGGCTGATAAGATCCCGGAGACTGTCAGGCTTGTGAGAGTACCTACGGACGTGATGTTCGATTGAGCAGCGGCGGTGACACTCTGGGCTGTTCCAACGGTTGAGACGTTCGAGCCGTTCACGTTCGATATTCCGGACCCGTTCGAGGCTATGAGCAACCCAGAGACCGTGAGCCCTGTGAGGGTACCCACAGACGTGATGTTTGCCTGTGCAGCTACGGTGACACTCTGGGCTGTTCCAACGGTTGAGACGTTCGAGCCGTTCACGTTCGATATTCCAGACCCGTTGGAGGCTATGAGCAGACCAGAGACTGTCAAGCTTGTCAGGGTCCCTACGCTCGTGATGTTCGATTGGGCAGCCGCTGTGACACTCTGGGCCGTTCCGACAGTCGAAACGTTCGAGCCGTTGACGTTGGATATTCCAGACCCGTTCGAGGCTATCAGAAGACCAGAGACTGTCAAGCTTGTCAGGGTACCTACGGACGTGATGTTCGATTGAGCAGCTACAGTGACACTCTGGGCTGTTCCAACAGTCGAAACGTTCGAGCCGTTCACGTTCGATATTCCGGACCCGTTGGAGGCTATGAGCAGACCAGAGACTGTCAGGCTTGTCAGGGTACCTACGGACGTGATGTTCGATTGAGCAGCTACAGTGACACTCTGGGCTGTTCCAACAGTCGAAACGTTCGAGCCGTTCACGTTCGATATTCCGGACCCGTTGGAGGC